TGTGGGAGGATGAATAAATGCGTTTAATTGATGCAGACAAAATAATTGACTCTCTTGGAAATTCGGATATGGATTTTGCAATAGGTGCAGTTATTGACGAACAGCCGACAGCTTTTGATGTGGACAAGGTTATCAACGAATTGAAAAGAGATAAATTCATCGAATCCGAATGTATCTTATCTGATGTACATCAAGGATACAATGCTGGACTGAGCAGGGCGGTAGAAATCGTGAAAGGCGGTGGAGTTGAATGAGCAAATGGCATGTAAGTGTCGGAATGAGCTTATCAATTGATTATGACGATATTGAAGCCGATACAAAAGAAGAAGCTGAGAAAATAGCAAAAAGTAAAGCATTGGAAGACATTGATTACAACAATTGTGATTGTGATACTGGCTATCCAATAGTGTATTGTTGTCTTAAGGAGGAATTATGAGTAAATCAGTATTAGTGATTGATACGCCAGAGAATTGCTATGATTGCCCGTTCGGAACTTCATACTGCGGTGAACTTGAATATGTGGGTTATTGTGAATTAGCTGATTGTTTAGATTATGATGTAATTCTGATGACAGAAGAACATTATGATTACGAAAGCAAATCAAGACCTAAATGGTGTCCATTGAAGCCATTGCCGGAGAAAAAAGAGTATATCGTTCCGAATGACAATGTAGAATCACAAAAAGATATTATTGCGGTTGGTTGGAATGCCTGCTTGAGAGAAATTACAGAAACAAGCGATGAAAACAAGCGATAAAAAGTAAGCGATAAGAGGTGGAGAAATGATTATTTTAACTGGAAAAATCGTGTTTGTAAAGACACAGGAAGAATATTTGAGTGTTCTGAAAATGGCAAAGCTTCAGGGATTCACATGGGCGAGAGAAAACCATTTAAACCCTATCGTAATTCCGTTTCCAAACATATTGAATTTTTACGACAGTAAGATTGTTACTTACAACTATGTTGAAAAGACAGTGTATGAAGCATCCGAAATCGTCGAAGATGAAGAAAAAATCAAGGATGCAGTAAAACTTGTCAGAACGTTCGCTAAATACCCAGACAGAACAGCATTGACGGATGCATTCATTGAATCGTTGAAGCTGCTCACAGACGCTATAGAGAGTCAGATGGAAGAGGTGAAGTAGATGGAGAGATTAACAGAAAGAGAAAGAAATGTTGATGGTACAGGAGTTGCAAAAGAAGAAATTACGGATGGATTATTAAAACCGTTTGCGGATAAAATTCTTACGAAACTTGCTGTTTATGAAGACTTAGAAGAACAGGGATTGCTTGTGAGATTGCCGTGTAAGGTTGGAGACACGGTTTGGGTGGTAACATCGCCAATTAATGTGTTTGGTTATGATGAATATGATGGAGATGTGGAATATGAAGTATATGAATCTTTTTTATCAAGCGTATCTTATTATGCGTCTGGAGAACAATTCAGAATTTACGCAAAAGTAACGAATAGTTTTATTGTGGCATACTTTAGAGAATGTGATTTTGGAGAATCTATATTCCTCACCCGTGAAGATGCTGAGAAGAAGTTGGAGGAGATGAAGAAATGAATAGCAAACCTACACCAGATATAACGCCAAACCTTGCTATATCAGCATACCACGTACTACAGCAATATTGCACTGGACAGCCAGCGGATTGCAAAGGCTGCGGATTGCAAAGGCTGCGGATTCTACGAACACTGTCCAGAATGTTTTCAAGGCATACCATGTGACTGGAACTTGAATGAAGAAGGTGAAATAAATGAAGTTGAGAAATGCGACGTTGATTGATTACGGAGTGCCGCCGGATGATATACCGACATTACAAAGTCACTTGCGGAATCTTAGTGAGAGCGATAAATATAATCTGTTACAGGTATCTATCAAATATGCGCCCGGCATCGAATCACAAATCTATGACAGCATCGTGAACAGTATTGGTTATCGGACAATGGAGAAGATCAGGACAGTTCCTGCAACAGAGAATGACTTTTACGGATACAAACGCAAGGTCATGGCGGAATATTATCATCTGGCCAAACTGATTGGCAGGCTTTAAAAAAAACTTAAAAATTTATAAAAGTGGTAGAGAGCTATGTACGCCCTAGTATGGTATTATAGTATATATAACTATAACTATGCTAGGGCGTTTTTATGTCTGGAGGTGAGAAGGTTAATATGGCGGGAAAGTATGAATATTGGCTTTCTCAAGAAGGTCAAGTACTTTTACAAGGTTGGGCTAGAGATGGTTTAACTGACGAGCAGATTGCAAAAAATATGTGCATTTCCCCATCGACATTATATGAATGGAAAAAGAAATATTCGGAGATTTCGGAGTCCCTAAAAGAAGGGAAAGAAATAGCTGATTACTTAGTAGAAAATGCACTTTTCAAAAATGCTCTTGAGGGGAATACCACGGCTCAAATATTCTGGTTAAAAAACAGAAAACGTGATAAATGGAGAGATAACCCAGAACCGGAAATGAAAGAAGAAAAAGAGGAGGGCATAGTAATTGAACTTACCAGAAACGGAGAGAAGATATAAAGTATATAAACATACTGTGCCTGATGGCAGAGTGTATATAGGAATGACTTGCAAAACAGTAAAAGCAAGGTGGGACAGCGGATATTACGGAAACGATGATTTCTTCAAAATTATAAAAAAATATGGTTGGGAAGGGATTAAGCATGAAATTATATCCGATAATCTCACCAAAGAAGAAGCCGAATTAATTGAACGAAAAAGCATTGCAGAACATCGAAGCAATGAAGAAAAGTACGGATTTAATTTTGACAGTGGTGGAAATTTCGGAAAGAAGCGTTGCGCTCGTACAAAGAAGAAAATGAGTAAGACAGCAACGCAGCTTCATTTCGGCGATAGGCTGCACACAAAAGAAGTTGTAGCTAAAAGAGCAATAACTCAAACAGGAAGAAAGCTTTCAGACGAAACCAAAAGAAGAATTGGCGATTCCCATAGAGGTAGTAAAAGCGTTTCAGCCAAAAGGGTTAATCAGATAGACAGATACAATGGTAAAATAATAAAAACATGGGACTGCACTATGGACGTGGAGCGAGCGTTAGGCTATAAGAATAGTGCCATTTCTCGATGCTGTTCGGGTGGACGTCCCACAGCCTATGGATATGTTTGGAGATATGAAGCAGTATGAAAATATCCGCAGATGATTTATTTCCGTATAATTTCGATAATGTGCTAAGAGATATTTTAGAACACAAACATACTTATTATGTATTCAAAGGTGGACGTGGAAGCTGCAAGTCTTCTTTCGTGAGCATTGTCATTATATTGCTAATGACAAGAAAAGAGAATAGAGATAAGCATTGTATCATATTCAGAAAAACAGCGAACACATTAAGAGATAGCGTTTTTTCACAGATGCAATTTGCTATATCAGCATTGCATCTTGATGGTGATTTTAAATGTACTGTCAGCCCAATGAAAATAACATATATGCCGACTGGACAGACTATAATGTTTCGTGGCGTTGATGACAGAATGAAATTAAAGTCGTTAAAAGCTCCATTCGGATACTTTGCTTTTGCATGGCTGGAAGAATGTGATACTTTTACCGGAATGGAAGAAGTACGAAGCATCTTGCAGTCATCGATGCGAGGTGGAAAAGACTACTGGACTTTTATGTCATTCAACCCACCAAAAACAAGACATAACTTCATGAATGAGGAAGTATTAATCCAGAGAGACGACAGATATGTTCATTCTTCTGATTACAGAACGGTTCCAAAGGAATGGCTTGGACAACAGTTTTTTGACGATGCCGAACATCTCAAACAGATTCGCCCAGAAGCCTATGAGCATGAATACCTGGGTGTCCCAAATGGTGACGGCGGAAACGTATTTGAATATCTCGAAATCAGAGATATTACAGACGAAGAGATCAGCCACATGGACCGCATTTTCGCTGGTGTAGATTATGGATGGTACCCGGATGCCTTCTGCTATCTCCGAACTTATTATGATTCTGCCAGAGAGAAGATATATCTGATTGACGAGCTGTATGTAAATAAATGGAGCAACTCTAAGACTGCTGATTGGATCAAGAAAAAAGGCTATGACGATTACACAATGATATGTGATTCTGCGGAACCTAAGTCTGTGAATGACTTCCGGGATGCCGGACTTCCTGCAAGAGGAGCAATCAAAGGACCGGGAAGTATCGAGTATGGTTTCAAATTCTTACAGACAAAGACTATAGTCATTGACCCGAAGCGAACACCGAACGCATATAAAGAAATCACAGAATATGAGTACGATCGGGACAAAGAGGGAAATGTAATAAGTGGTTATCCTGATGGAAACGATCATGCAATTTCGGCACTTAGGTATGCTTATGAGCCGTTGTTTAACAGAAGGGGGTACAGCGCATAATGAGAAAAAAATGTTTTGTTACGAATCCAAATGATACTATAAAAAATAAAATAGTTTCAAATGGGCAAGAAATCATTATAAGAACGAGCGTTTCCAAGAGTGCAATATTCTTAAAATATAAAGAATTTCTTACTGGTGAGGAAGGAAAATGCGGAGGATATGAGTTAGGCTCAATGTTATCAACACTCGCACTTGTAAACATGGATGGAAAAATCCTAGAAGTTCCCGCTGACTGGATAGAATTTGAGGACGACTAAATGGGACTTATAACAACACTAAAAAGGTGGTTTAACATGATATTCAAAAAGCAAGCCGAAGAGGACTTTAATATTCAGGCGGCAGAATTTCCAGAGATGGAATCGCTGATTAACCGGTGCGCGAACATTTACAGGGGAGTACCGGAATGGTTAGATGACAAGAATAATATCAAGACGATTAATTTTGCGAAATCTGTCTGCTCAGAGACAGCTCGGCTCGCAACATTGGCGATTGGCATTCAGATAGGCGGTTCCGTAAGGGCTACGTGGCTACAGGAACAGATCGACAAGGTATATTTTCAAATCCGTCACTGGGTAGAATATGGCTGTGCTTATGGAACAGTATTTATTAAGCCAAATGGTGAAAGCATTGACGTATTTACTCCGGCAGATGTGATGATCGTGGACTATGATAATCAGGAAATTAAGGGAATCATATTCAAGGATTCTTATACTGTTGGACGGAAATACTATACACGGCTTGAATATCATAGATTTGTTGAGACTACCGTGGATGGCGTGACGACCTATCCGTACTACGTTTCTAATAGAGCCTATGTGTCAAAATCCCCTCAGTCAATCGGCGATAAGATTGACCTTAAACAGACCAAATGGGCTGACCTTATGGCAGATACGCCGCCGATTCTCAAGGCAAATGGAGAGAAGCTGGACGGGCCTCTGTACGGAGTACTGCGGACGCCGCAAGCGAATAACGTGGATATTAATGCACCATTGGGATTGCCGATTTTTGCCGAAGCTATCGAGGAGTTAAAAGACCTCGACATTGCATACAGCCGTAATGCCGGAGAAATATTTAATTCTCAGAAGATTGTTCTGGCAGATGATAGACTGCTGATGCCAAGCGGTACGCCTGTATCAGCCATGTCGCCACAAGGTATGGAGAACAGGCGAAATGAGATGAAATTGCCGCACTTTGTCAAGAATGTATTCGGACAGGACGAGAAAGAGTTTTACCAAGAAATCAATCCGCAACTCAACACGGATACCCGCATAAGTGGCATAAATGCCCTTTTAAGCCAGCTGGGGTATAAGATTGGATTCTCCAATGGGTATTTTGTTTTCAATGAATCTAGCGGCATTCAGACAGCTACAGGAGTAGAAGCAGAACAGCAGAGGACAGTCCAGTTTATCAAAGACGTTCGAGACAAACTGGAATCCTGTCTGAACGAAGTAATCTACGCACTGAACGTTTACGCTGACCTGTACGGGCTTGCACCTGTCGGAGCTTACGAGGTCAATTATGATTTCGGGGACATCCTGTATGTACGTGAAAATGACCGTGCGAGATGGTGGCAGTATGTGACTACTGGCAAGGTTCCGGCATGGTTGTATTTTGTAAAATTTGAGGGAATGACTGAGGAAGAAGCGAAAGCAATGGTTGAAGAAGCCCAGCCAGACGAGCCAAAACTATTCGGAGAGGAGTAAAAAGATGGCAGATAAACCAGTAACAAGGGAAGAGAAATATCTTGCGTACTTGACAGGCGATTACACGGGCGAAATCCCGAAGCCAATCACAAGAAAAGAGAAGTATTTGTACGAATTGTGTTTAAAAGGAATAGGCGGGGAAATCTCGCCGGAAGAAATCAAGAATGCAGTGAATGAGTACCTTGAAAAGAATCCGGTCAAGCCCGGAGCCACCACAGAACAGGCACAGCAGATCGAGCAGAATAAGACGGACATTGCTTCACTGAAAGAGGATGTCAAATATTTTAGCGATTCTTATGTTACGCCAGAGATGTTCGGTGCTGTTGGGGATGGCGTAACGGATGATAGTGACGCAATTGAACAAACGTTAAGTAGTAATAAAAATATAATCATGAAAGATGGAGCTATTTATAAGATCTGTCGCGCGATTTTACCAAATGCAACTAAGATTCATATTGATGGACATGGTGCAAAGATTACAGCAGACGACACATTTTCATATGTTCAGAATACTTGCTATGGATTCTTCCAATTCCAAGTCAACGCAAAAAATCTAACAGAATTTATTGTGAAAAATTTAGATATTGATATTAAGACAAATGGAATATTATACGGTGAACGTATAGCTGAAGATGAACGTTCTTGTCCCACTTTTAGAATAAAAAACGTAAAAACTATTTTAATTGACAACTGCAATTGGGTAGTCACGTCTGATACTGGAAATAGAGCTATACTATGGGTTGATGGGGCTTGTGATGAACGTGTTTCTATTACAAACTCAAATTTTGAAAATAAATGTGCTGGCAATGCAGGTGGTGTAATCGCTATTAGAATGATAAATGATTTAAAAGATATTACATCTTTCATGGCGAATTGCTCATTAATTACAGATTCTTGTGATGAATTATATTCAATTCAAAATATGGGAGCATCAAATCTTTATTCTACAATTGAATCTTGCGTATTTATAAATCATGGAGGGTTTATAAATAACAATTCTACCAAAAAAACAATAATAATTGCAACCAATCATACAGGGACTGGCAAATTGTATATGGATATTAACGCTACAAAGATAGAATATGACGGGCAACCGACAGATTTGATGAATAGTGCATTAAAATTATCAAGTACAACACATGCTCATCAGAATATTACAATGAGAGGATGTATAATATCAAATCCTTACGGACGTGCTATCGAAGGGGCATTTTCAGAACAAGGCTCTCAAGAATATTTGCATATAAATGTGGATAAATGCGATATTATAGGAGGTAAAGGTATTTTAAATGATACTATAGATGCAATTGGAGATATTATTATAACCGATTGTAATATCGAAGGAGAATCATATGTATCGTATTTCTATCCACTGAATTATACAAATCGATTTATTATGAGAAGTTCAAAAGTGCATCTTAAAAATCCAGAAGGAATATTATATGTTACTAACAAAAAAAGGCATATTGTTGAAATTTGTGGAAATATATACAGCGCAGATTATATATCTAAAGCATATGGTAATGATACAATTGATCCAGATGCTCCGGATATTGATTTGGAAGAGATTCAAAATAATGTTTATGTAGGGCAGTCAACTATTTAAAAAGAAAAAATATTAAATGAGTGCTAAAGTTAATTAAAAATAAAAAGTATTCATGTTCAAAAAGCGAATATGCGGTATTTTTAGATTCCGATAAAAAAACCAATATCATCAAATCAATTAAAATAGCTGATGCGAATTCGTCGTATAACCAAAAGTAAAAGTTTATTCGAAAAATGATAATCATTTTATAGAATATTTTTGAATAGAGTAATCTTGAAATACTTTAAATAGCATAGTATAATCCTATAAATGTGAATTTTGGAAATAATTAAAGAGGCGGGTTATGATTACAAGCAAAAGAGAATTAAAATTTTATCTAATGGCAGATTCTATGATGAATATAGGTAAGTTTGAGTATTCATTTATTGAAAGAATTAAGCGGATTATTGTTCCAAACGATATATTGAATTTTATGAAATCACTTCGTTATTACGAGTACTATACAAATGTAGGAAGTATAAAACGTTTTTATTGGAAACTAAAAAATAAGCGGATTCAGTTAAAATTAGGCTTTTCAATTGCTCCCAATGTATTAGGGTATGGAGTTGTGATTCCCCATTGGGGGACAATTGTAGTGGGGTATGGAAATCACATAGGCAATTATTCTGTATTGCATACATCTACTTGTATTACTGCTGGTAAAAAGGAAATTGGCGATGCTTTTTATTGTAGCGCAGGGACAAAGGTTATTAATGATATAGTTATAGGTAAGAATGTTTCAGCTTCTGTAAATTCTGTTGTTAATAAAAATATAGAAGTCGACAATGTTTTAATTGTAGGAAGCCCAGCGACAATAAAAAAGCAAACAGAACCGTGGTATGTGCGTGATGGGAAAGAATATTTAGAAAAAGTCGAAAATTGTGAGAAGTTAAAAGAAAAGTTTGGCATCCTGTAGGATACCTTTTTTGAAATGAACCAATTTAAAGAGGGCTAATACACACTAAGATATACCAGTAATACCGAAACAATCAACCATTTAATTAACTAACAAAAAACCAAAACATGTACCACGACTTTTGACGAAAGAGGTGATATACTATGCTTAGTCCTGAATATTTACGGCAAATCACAGAGGGCAGCGAACAAATCGCCGAGGAACTGCATCAGTATATCATCTCTGAGATCGTGTCGAGAATGATGGCAAGGATTGGCAGAGGCGAGGATTATATTCTGACCAATGCCGATGCGTGGAGAATCAGAACGCTACAGGAATCCGGTGAACTGCTAGAGGACGTTCTGGCGGAACTATCAAAGTACACCAAACGTGAACAGCAGGAACTCCTTGAAGCGTTTGAAGATGCCGGAATCGCTGCAATGAACTATGATGATAAGATATACAAGGCGGCAGGATTAAGCCCTGTACCGCTTGAACAATCCCCGACTATGATAAGGCTCATGGAGCGGAATATGCTTGCGACTATGGGCGAGTGGAAGAACTTCACAAGAACAACTGCAAGTGCCGCTCAAAAGCTCTATATCGAGCAATGTGACCTTGCGTATAACCATGTGATGACTGGGGCAGTCGGATATACGCAAGCCATTAAAGAAGCAGTTAATAATGTTGTGAATGGTGTGACTGTCACATATCCATCTGGTAGAAAAGACACGATTGAAACAGCGGTAGCCCGCTCTGTCAGAACTGGCGTGGCTCAAGCTACCGGAGATATATCCCTAAAACGTATGGAAGAAATGGACTGGGATTTAGTTCTGGTCAGTGCACACATGGGAGCCAGAACGGGTGATGGCGGTCAGAATCCCGGAAATCACTCATGGTGGCAAGGTAAGATATATTCTCGTTCTGGCAAGAGCAAGAAATTTCCACCTTTTTCATTGACTGGATATGGGACAGCAAGTGGACTGTCAGGGGTAAACTGTCGGCATAGTTTCGGAGCCAGTGATGGAGAATTTAATCCTTATGCAGAACTATCAGCACAGGACAAAGCTGACAAAGGCAAACAGTACGAAAAGGAACAACGGCAACGTACTTATGAGCGAAGAATCAGAAAGACAAAGAGAGAAGTTCTCGGAATGCAAGCGGCAGTTAATAACTGCAAGGACGAACAGGCAAGATTTGCACTCCAACAAGACCTTGACCGGAAGTCTTATCTTCTACAAAAGCAAAATACTGCATACAAAGATTACTGCAAGCAGAACAACCTGAGGGAACTGCAAGACCGGCTCATGATTGCTAAGTGGAACCGCCAGAACGCTGCAAAAGCCAGAGGAGCGGCAAAACGATATAAAACAGCAAAGGGGGATTGACTGATGGACAGATGGGAATATTTCAATCCTAATCCTATTAAGGGTAAGAGAACCGGAGATTGTGTTGTCCGGGCAATATGTAAAGCAACTGGCTTCGACTGGGAAACAATATTCGCCGGATTAATGATACAGGCGTGTGCTCTGTCAGATATGCCGAGTGCAAATTATGTCTGGGGAGCGTACCTCTATAAACGTGGGTACAGACGCAAGCTGATAGAACAGTCAGAGCGATATATCTATACAGTCAATGACTTTTGCATAGATCATCCAACAGGCACATATATTCTCTGCATAGATGGTCATGTGGTGACAGTACAGAACGGCAAATATTTTGATACATGGGATTCCGGTAATGAAATCCCGGTATATTACTGGGAAAAGGAGTAGCTAAATGAGCATATCAGAATTTGTACAGATTTTCCTCTCTATCTGCGGAGGGGTGTCTATTGTCGGAGGGGCGGCAGCCGTAATCTTTAAGTGGATTACACCGGCATTCCGACTTAACAAGCGAGTAGAGACACTGGAAGAACATGACAGACGAGATTATGAAAGTCTTCGGAGAATCGCAGAACGAGATTCATTAATTCTGGAAGTGTTATCAACCATGTTGGACAGCCAGATCAGCGGAAATAACGTCGAGGAATTAAAAAAAACAAAACAGAAGCTTACAAATTATCTTGCGCAGAATCAACGTTAGCATTAGTAAGGGGTATGCTCATGAAGTTATATGTATTCACTAAGAAAGATATAGACAGGTTCTTGATAGAGTGTAATTTCACACCGGATGAAGAAAGATTATTCCGGCTGAGATGTAAGGAATACACTCTTGAATACTGTGCTGAGCAGATGAACGTGAGTATGTCTACAGTGAAACGATTAAGCCGGAGGGTAAATAATAAAATAATTAAAGTATGCTGATACTTTTTGGACACTAATTAGAGCCAGAAACGACCTGTTTCCGGTTCTTTTTTTATGCAAAAATATAATCAGAAAGGCGGTGCATAAGATGGCATTATACAGCAATCCTTATCAATATAGTTTTGGCGTTCCGGGACAGATGAATCAGTTCCAGCAACAGCCTGTACAGATGCCAGCTCAACCAGTACAGCAACCCCAACAGAATAACAATGGTATCCTGTGGGTATCTGGCGAAGTCGGTGCAAAATCCTATCTAGTAGCACCTGGGACAAGTGTTTTACTGATGGATTCAGAGAGCGAAAAGTTCTACATAAAATCTACAGACGCTTCTGGTATGCCACAACCATTACGGACGTTTGAATACCATGAAGTAGGCACTCAGATGCCACCTAAGCAGCCTGTTCAGAACATGGACAGTAAATATGTCACCAGACAGGAATACGACGATTTAAAGGGTAAATACGAAGCTATCATAAACCGATTAAATTCTTTTTCTGAACCTGTTAGGGCTAATACCGTGCAGGAATCAGCAGTCAAGGGAGGAAACGCAGATGAGTAATCCATTATTCAATGCCCTCGGTGGTGGGATGCCACAGGGAAACGGGCCAATGCAGATGATGCAGCAGTTTATGCAGTTTAAACAGAATTTTAAGGGAGACCCGAAAGCAGAAGTTGAGAAAATGTTGCAGTCTGGAAAGATTTCTCAGCAGCAGCTTAATCAGGTTCAGCAGATGGCAGGACAGTTTCAACACATGTTGAAAGGAATGAAATAGTACATTACAATCTGGCCAGATTGATGTAAATACACAAAAAGGAGATTATATTATGGATGGAAATTATAGCTTAGCAGATATTGCCGCTGCTACTGGAAACGGTAGAAATAATGACGGCATGTTTGGCGGAGATGGTGCATGGTGGCTTATCGTGCTTTTCTTATTCGTATTTTGTGGATGGGGAAACAACGGCTGGGGCAATAATGGCAACGGCGGCGGATATGCAGCCACAGCAGCTACTCAGGCGGACATTCAGAGAGGATTCGATAACTCCGCAGTAATTAGCAAGCTTGACGGAATCAATAGTGGCCTGTGTGATGGATTCTATGCCATGAATAACGGTATGCTTACCGGTTTTAACGGAATCAATACAAACATCATGCAGACCGGCTTTGGAATCCAGCAGGCAATCAATGCTGATACTGTAGCAAACATGCAGAATACAAATGCTTTACAGGCTCAGCTTGCGAACTGTTGCTGCGAGACCCGGGAAGCTATCCAGGGCGTGAACTACAATATGGCACAGAACACCTGTGCATTGCAGAACACCATGAACAGTAACACAAGAGACATCATTGATAACCAGAATGCAAATGCGAGAGCCGTTTTAGATTATCTTTGCAATGAAAAGATTTCTAGTCTGCAGGCTGAGAATAATGATCTCAGACGTGCTGCATCTCAGGATCGCCAGAGCGCACTTCTCACAACTGCAATGGCTTCTCAGACACAGCAGCTCATTAATGCAATCAATCCAGCACCGATTCCGGCATATCAGGTTCCTAACCCGAACACATATTACGGATGTGGATGCGGATGCAACACCGGATGCAATTGCTGATAACTTCATATCGAGAGTATCTTTCGATTGATTCGAATGTCGGCTTATGCCGTATTACACAGAGGGGCAGGCTGAGACCTGTCCTTTTGTGATATGAAAGGAGTATTTTTATGGCAGAATTTACAAATGTGGCTGCTCAGACTGTAGCAGCAAATGGAAACGTAGTATTTTCAAACACAGCAGTTAAAGGTTCTAACTGCATTCAGCACAGAGAGGGAAGTGGAATCATCACTCTAAGAGGACTGACTAACCAGTGTAAAGCGAGATTCTTCGTGGATTTTTCTGGTAATATCGCAATTCCAACAGGCGGTACTGTCGGAGCTATCTCACTGGCTATTGCAATTTCTGGTGAGCCGGTTCTTTCTTCTCAGATGATTTCCACACCGGCAGCAGTAAATCAGTACAATAATGTGTCCGCAGGTATCTATATTGATGTGCCTCGCGGATGTTGCGTTAATATCGCAGTAGAGAACACAAGCGATCAGGCAATATCTGTTGCGAACGCAAATATTGTTGTGACCAGAGAAGCGTAGGAGGTGCGATTATGAGAGACATTAAAGACTTATGTGCAAGAATTGAAGACGAACTGTCCAAAATCGCTGATAATGGACTGACCACTGGAAATCTGGAAATGACATACAAACTGATTGATATGTACAAAGACATAAAGAACACGCAGTACTGGGACAAGAAAGTGGAGTACTATAACACTGTCCTTGATGAGATGCGTGGCGGATACAATGACGATTACAGCGAACGCGGAAGAAAGCGCGACAGCATGGGGAGATACAGCGCAAATGACGGCAGAATGATGCCGGATTATGACCGAGGCAGTTCTTATGCCAGACGTGGTGAGCATTATGTTAGAGGACATTACAGCCGCTCTGACGGACGAGATGCTTATGACGACTATATGACACAGAAACAGAGCTATCGTTCCGGCAAGTCTGAAGACTGCAAAAGAAAGATGCTCGCCGCATTGGAAGAACATCTGGACGAACTTACAACAGAAATGAGTGATATGTCCAAGGATGCAGAGTGCCGGGAAGAACGTGATCTTGTCAAGAGATACGTAGAAAAACTCCGTGATATGCTCTAAAAGCACAAAAGTGGTAGAGAGGTAGTTAAAAGAAATCTGTTATAATGTAATTGTGCAGCAGGAAGCACAAGTAAAACGGTTGTTTTTGACATTTTCGTTTTAATCCTCCTTTCTTTAATTTAGTAGCTGGTACGCACGCTTTAACGGAAAGTTGAACAGGTTCGAATCCTGTCGTGCGTATTTGCCATCTGGCACGCAAGATGGCTCACCTCCTTGATTAAGGTTTTTGTTATTCATACTTTTCTTTTAAAAAAGAAATAAATATCCGAAACAACTCGTGGCAGGCATGACACGTTAAACACCTTGCTAACCCGGGAATCCGGGTTATGTGGAATGTACGCTAGTGGAAAACTGACAGAGTCGCACTCTGGTCTCCGGTTCGATTCCGGGCGCTCCGCTTTAATCCGCTTAGAGTTAAGCTGTTTGTATACAGGTGGTCTATGTCTCAGGTGGATTTACGCTATAGCGAAAGAAGTGAAATTCACCCCAGTTTCTTTTTAGAGGGTTGGCCGTTATAGGCGGCATGGAATGTAGCTCAGTGGTAGATCGCACTGTAAATGTGAGGTCGCAGGTTCGATTCCTGCCTTTCCGATTACCTTGCCAGTGGTCTAACTGGCTTAATCCAATACCTGCGGCGGCAGGTCAATAAACACGACCAGGAGGATATTATGCAGAAACTTATTGACACTTTAAAATCATTTGGAATTGAAATCCCGGAGGATAAACAGGCAGATGTAAAGAAAGCACTCTCTGAGAATTACAAGAATGCAAAGGAAGTTGCAAAAACTCTGTCAAAAGTCGAGGGAGAACGTGATGACTGGAAAGTACGTGCTGAGACAGCAGAAGAAACCTTAAAAAGTTTTGACGGTATCGACCCGGCAAATATTAAAAGCGAGTTAGAGACTTGGAAACAGAAAGCGGCAGATGCAGAGAAAGAATTCAATGCAAAAATCTACGACCGTGATTTCTCGGATGCTCTGAAAGCGGCACTCGATGACGTTAAGTTTTCCAGCGAAGCGGCAAAGAAGTCTGTTATGGTGGACATCAAAGAAGCCGGATTAAAACTGAAAGACGGTAAAATTCTCGGATTAAATGACCTGATCGAACAGATGAAGCAGTCTGACGCATCCGCTTTTGTAGATGAATCTCAGCAGCAGGCTCAGCAGAATCAGGCAAGATTTACAACTCATGTTGGACAGCAGCAGACACCGGGAAGCATGACCAAGAAAGATATCGAAGCGATCAAAGACCCGTCCGAGAGACAGGCTGCAATCGCTCAGAATATCCAGTTATTCCAGTGATTTTTACACCGACTATACGCCAGAGTATAGCCGCTAACCCAATACCTTAATAATTATGGGTAGAAAGGATTTTTTATGCCAGCAAAAACAAATCTTATTATGACTAATGATATCCAGGTCACAGCACGTGAGATTGACTTTGTAACCAGATTCGAGAGAAACTGGCAGCACTTACGTGATATTCTGGGTATCATGAGACCTATCAAAAAGCAGCCGGGTGCTGTACTCAAGTCCAAATACGCAGAGGGTACTTTACAGAACGGAAATGTTGGTGAAGGTGAGGAAATCCCTTACAGCAAATTCGTTGTAAAAGAAAAACCCTATGCAGAAATGACTATTGAGAAATACGCAAAGGCTGTATCTATCGAAGCAATCAAGGATCACGGTTACGAGAACGCTGTTCAGATGACCGATGATGAATTCCTCTTCCAGCTTCAGACTGATGTTACCGGAAGATTTTACGACTATCTGAAAACCGGTACGCTTACTTCCACAGAAACAACATTCCAGATGGCTCTGGCAATGGCTAAGGGTCGCATAGAGAACAAATTTAAACAGATGCACAGAAATGTGACTGGCGCCGTTGGATTTGTGAATATTCTGGATGTATATGAATATCTCGGTGCGGCTGAGATTACTATTCAGAATCAGTTCGGATTCCAGTACATGAAAGACTTTATGGGATTTAATACAATCTTCTTACTGTCTGACAGCGAAATCCAGAGAGGACAGGTTATTGCAACTCCTGTTGAGAACATCGTCCTGTACTATGTTGACCCGAACGAATCTGACTTTGCGAGAGCTGGTCTGGTGTATACCGTTTCCGGCGAAACAAACCTGATTGGATTCCACACTCAGGGCAACTACCACACAGCGGTGTCCGAAGCGTTTGCGGTCATGGGGCTTACTCTTTTCGCAGAGTACATTGACGCAATCGCAGTAATTACCATTGACGAGACACCTACGCTTGGTACTCTGACAGTAAATTCCGTGGCTGGAACAGCAAGTGGCGACACAAAAATCACTGTAAATCCGGCTAAAGAAAATGCTGGCAATGTGTACAAATACAAAGTTGCAACAGACGCAGTAACTGTTGGATATGGACAGAACCTCAGAAACTGGACTACATGGGACGGAAAAGCCGACATTAAGGCAGCAACCGGACAGAAAATCACAGTGGTTGAGTGCGATGGAACATACAAAGCACTGAACGCCGGAAGTGCAAGCGTAACAGCGAAATCATAAATGCAGGAGGTAACTGGCATGGCTTATGCAGATTATAAATTCTATACAGAATCATTCGGTAATGTCGTGCCAGAAACCGACTTTCCACGACTGGCAGAAAGAGCCAGTGATTTCGTGGACACAATGACATTTGACAGACTGGTGGATGGACTGCCGGAAAATGAGCACGCACAGAAGCGTATCAAAAAGGCGGTCTGTTCATTAGCTGAATTAATGTATCAGATTGAGCTTGCTGAGAAGAATGCTACCAATGCCGCCGCTAGTGGAGCATCAACCACAATCGGGTCCGGTGGTAGCACGACAGGCATTGTAACCTCTGTATCCTCTGGCAGTGAATCCATTTCCTACGCCACACCTCAGCAGATTGGAGCGAGTGCAAAGGAATGGAGTGCGGTGTATACCGCCGCTGGGGACGTACAGAAAACGAACGACTTACTTCTTAAGACGGCTTTACCGCTTCTGATGGGAGTAAGGACGGATGATGGAATACCAGTATTATATGCGGGGGTGTGAGTATGAAATGCAGACAATGCGGGAAAGAACTTAAACCACATTGGAGTACAGATATTTGTCTTGAGTGCTCAAGAGAAAATATGAAAAAGATATTTAGAGAAAACCCCGAAGTGAAACAGGCATTCCATGAAACTATTGAAGAACTTAAAAAGCCTGAAAATATTGAGAAAATGGCTAAAAATACAGCTAATTTTATGAATGCTGTTCAGGCGTTAAGGGGTGATAAATGATGGACATTTCAACACTTGGCTCATGTATAGCAATCGTTATGATCTGCTACATCGTAGGAATGGGCTGTAAAGCATCAAAAAGAATCTCTGATGAATGGATTCCAGTAATCATGGCGGTTATTGGCGGAATTCTTGGAGCGGTCGGAATGGGAGTTATTCCGGATTTTCCGGCAACGGATTATATCACGGCAGTTGCAGTCGGTATGTTTAACGGATTGTCAGCTACCGGTGTGAATCAGGTTATTAAGCAGACAGTGCAGAAAGAATAATTAAGGAGAGGGTATCATGTATTCATCTAAAATTACACTTTTTAATTACTACGAAAGTGCCACGACTGGAGATGCGTACTGGTACCCTCACATTTTATCCGGTGTCGACCTCATTACTGACAAGGGAGCAATCCTCAAAAAGTACGGACCAGACGCAACAGACAACGCACAGTTACACGTTCGATACACTGTCCAGAACGGCGACATAACCATTACTGATAAAGACGGCAAGATTCTTCCATGGATGCCAGTTAAAGAGTGGAAAAGACAGATTAACAACGCTCTGGAAGACACTATCACATTCTCGGATGAATCATTCTTCTGGGAGGGTGAGTGGGCTGGTGGAGCGGTATCTGATGGTGATTATCGGAGCGGATTCTACCAGTACATGAATGAGAACAGGGATAATGTGTTTAAGATTACCAGTGTAGGCGGTCCGTATACAGTGATACCGCACTTTGAGATTCTGGGTAAGTAATATGAGTAAAATTCATCATTTTAAAGGATTCTCTGTAGTTGATGGAGATATGAAGATTAAACTGAATATGGATAGATTCTCCAGACAGTATCAAGAAGCTCAGTATCTCCTTGATGGAATAGTTATGGACAGTATGGTTCCGTTCATGCCGATGATTACAGGGGACTTTATCAACCGAACAAGAGTTGAGAGTGCATCCTTGCAAGGAACTGGGAAAGTATGCGCGGCGGCGGCTCCTTATGGACGTTTTCTGTACGAGGGGAAAGGAATGGTTGATGAAGCAACTGGAAGTCCCTACGCAAGACGTGGAGCAAAGAAAGTTCTTGTCAGTCAGTTTTCTGGTCAGACAGCCGCAAAGGAAAATCTTGAATATGCCAAACAGGCTCACCCACGGGCACAAGCAAAGTGGTTTGATGCCGCTAAACGACAATACGGCAGTACGTGGATTCGCAAAGTAAAAGCACAAGCAGGAGGTGGACGACATGGCAGATAAGCTAATTGGCAAAGATGCAACCGGATATGAAATTTTGACAGATGCCATGAAAGCACTTCTGAATCAGTATCCAGGGCTATACGAAAATGAAACAATCAAATTTGAAGAACTCAGCAAAGATTCCGGAATCGCTTTCTCGGCAGACAATGGAGCTTTGATCTATTCAGAAAAGGAAGATGTATGCGGTGTAATGCATCAGGTATGCCAGTATCCGTTTTATGTGGTTTACCGCACGGCATCCGACAAAGAACGGCAGAAGTTATCTGTTCAGAAGTTTCTGGACAATCTCGGTAAATGGATATGCCGAGAACCAGTTATTATAAACGGCTCTGAGACGCGTTTAAATGCTTTTCCAGAGCTTTCACAGGGGCGAGTGATAAAACGTATCACCCGTGATAACTCTTATAGTTTAGAACCACAGGAGAGTGGTGTACAGGACTGGTTATTGCCATTATCGGTACGCTACGAAAACACTTATGAAGTAATATAACAAGTAACAACCGGCTATCAATTAGAGATAGTCGCTAACCTACGCAGCCTTTTAAAAGTTATAGGCAGAAAGGACATTTCTATGGCAGTTACAGGCAAAATTGACCGTAAATATATGGCTCATTATATCGATGCAGGTTCTCTCTGTGGAGGACTGACACCGAAGTATGAACGTCTTGGAAAAGATCTGGAAGAGTACAATGTTGAACTCAATCCAGACACCGAAACCTCTAAAAACATTCTTGGAGAATCCACATTCAAACATAACGGCTACGAAGTTTCTTCTGACGCTGATCCATTCTATGCAGACACTACTTCTGATCTGTTTACAGCATTACAGAAGATTGTAGATGGACGTCTCAAAGACGATAACCTCAAAACAAAAGCAGTTGAGGTTCACCTTTGGACAGAAGCCACAGCAGGCAAGTATGAAGCATATCAGCAGGACTGCTACGTTGTGCCGACCTCCTACGGCGGTGATACATCTGGCTATCAGATTCCGTTTACCGTCAATTATACCGGCGAACGAGTAAAAGGAAAATTTGATATCAGTTCCGGCACATTTACAGCTGACAGCGAATAATTTTTAGGAGGATATAGAAAATGGCAAAAACAATTAATACAAACATTGATGATGGATTTCTTCTTTTCACATTCACAAACAAACAGGGTGAAGTGTTCTCTTCATTTAAGCTGAACCCTACCGACATTAACGTTGCAGCAAGAGCGGAAGAATTGGAAACTTTCTTTGAGCAGGCTCAGGAATCTGTTAAAAATGTTTCTTCCAGCAAAGAGATGGCTGAGATTAATAAGCAGATTGAGGACAAAATCAATTATATGCTCGGATATGAAGCATCTAAGGATTTATTTAAAGAACCAATTACCGCAACAACTGTTTTTGGAAATGGTCAGGTATTCGCTTATATCGTCCTTGACAAAATCAATGAAGCACTTACTCCAGAGATTGAAAAGAGAAAGAAAAAAATGCAGGAAGTGGTCAATAAGTACACGGAGAAGTATACAAAATGACCGCCTATGAGTTGCCCACCTCACTAAATATCAGTGGGGTGGATTTTTCTATCAGAACGGATTTTCGAGTAATTATTGACATTCTGGTCGCCATGAATGACCCAGAATTGGACGAACAGGCGAAAGCTGTTGTTATGTTACAGATTTTGTTTGAGGACTGGCAAAGCATACCCCTGGAACATCTTACAGAAGCTTGTCAGAAAGCTTGCGAGTTTATTGATTGTGGTCAATTCGATGATATCCCGAACAAGCCCAAACCCCGTTTGATGGACTGGGAACAGGATGGAGATATGATCGTTCCGGCTGTGAACAAGGTTGCTGGTAAAGAAATCAGATCAGTACCTTATATGCACTGGTGGACGTTTTTTGGATACTTTATGGAATCTGGCGAGTGCCTGTTCAACACCGTAGTTGGAATCCGGTCAAAAAAAGCAAAGGGCGAAAAGTTCGATAAATGGGAAAAGAAATTCTATCAAGAGAATAAAAACATAATTGACATAAAAACACGTCTCAGCGACGAGGAGCAAGCTTATAAAGATAAGCTGAATGAGATGTTGAACCTCAAATAGTTAGGAGGTGGACACATGGCTGCTGATGGCTCAGTCATTATTGATACCAGAATGGACACATCAGGCGTGCAAAACGGCGTATCAGCAATCAGGCAGTCTTTTAACGGACTTGGCAGCGTAGTAAAAAAAATAGGCGTACTGATTGGCGGAGCATTTGCGATTGGAAAACTGACGCAGTTCGGTAAGGAATGCGTAGAACTCGGCTCTAACCTTGCCGAAGTGCAGAACGTGGTCGATGTTACATTCACAACCATGTCGGACAAGGTAAACGAATTTGCAAAGAATGCTATGACCTCTGCCGGACTGTCAGAGACAATGGCAAAAAGGTATGTTGGAACGTTCGGAGCAATGTCTAAGTCGTTCGGATTCTCCGAAGCACAGGCTTACGACATGTCAACGGCTCTAACGCAGCTGACTGGTGATGTAGCATCATTCTACAACATCAGTCAGGACTTGGCTTATATCAAACTGAAATCAGTGTTTACAGGTGAAACGGAAACACTCAAGGACCTCGGTGTGGTAATGACCCAGTCGGCGCTTGACCAGTTCGCGCTGGCAAATGGCTATGGTAAAACCACATCCGCCATGACTGAACAGGAGAAAGTGGCTCTCCGCTTGGCTTTTGTACAGAAACAGTTGTCTGCCGCATCTGGTGATTTCATTCGAACATCTGACTCATGGGCGAACCAGGTCAGAGTGATGCAGTTACAGTTGCAATCTCTCAAGGCAACAGTCGGACAGGGATTAATCAATCTCTTCACTCCCGTTTTGAGAGTTATTAATATCTTGCTCGGTAAGTTAGCAACTCTGGCAAATGCCTTCAAGTCATTTACGGAATTAATCACCGGAAAGAAATCATCTGGCCAGACAGGCGCAAGTGGTGCAGGTCTTGCCGGGACAGATGCAATAGCTGATACGGCAGACCAATATGGAGATGCTGCCAACAATGCCGAAAAGCTGGCAGATGCGACAAATGATACAGCAGATGCAACTAAGAAAGCTACTAAGGCGGCAAAAGGATATCTTAGTCCTCTTGACGAAATAAATAATTACTCAACGGATAAAAGCACAGATTCATCGTCAAAAGTACCGGGCGCAACCGGCGGACTTGCAGATCAGATGAAAGATGCTGTACAAAATGTTGATTACGGAAAAGTGGCGGAGGGTGAGACAGTCCTTGACAAAATTAGCAAATCAGCTGAAAAGCTCGCGAAGCTCCTTAAAAAGCTCTGGAAGCCATTTCAGGACGCTTGGAAAAAAGAGGGTAAGAACACCATTGACGCAGCAAACATTGCTCTATCTGGAATTGCGAAGCTTGCCAAGAGTGTAGGCAGGAGCCTCATGGAAGTCTGGACAAACGGTACAGGTACGACAATGCTTACGACCATGCTAAGGATTGCTCAGAACGTGCTTAAAACTGTCGGGAATATTGCATCCGGTTTTGCCGATGCGTGGAACAAGAACAGTGTAGGGACACAGATCATACAGAACATTGCAGATGCTCTTGTAGTAGTCATGCAGATTATTGAGAGGATTGCCGCAGATACGGCAACGTGGGCGGCAAACTTAGATTTCTATCCGCTGTTAGAATCTATCAGTAATCTGACAAGTACATTTGCACCAATTCTGGAATCCATTGGAAATGTTCTTGAATGGATTTACAATAACATCGTTCTTCCGATGTTGAAATGGGTTATTGAGGTAGGACTTCCGACAGTGATTAATTTAGTCGCAAAAGTAGCAACTTTTCTTGCTGATCATCAGTCGATTGTTGAAGCGTTCGGCGCAGCCCTAATCGGAGCGTTCGCGGCAGCAAAGATTGCAGAATTAGCATCGGGAGTTATCAAAAGTGTATCTGGAATAGCTACAGCCGTAAAAGGACTTATCGCGTTAATGACTGGCACTGGCGGGATTATGGGTGGAATCAAGGCCATTGCGACAGCAATCGGCACTGGCGGGATTTTCGCGATCGCAGTCGGTGCTGCTATAGCAATCGGAGTTTTGCTGTACAAAAACTGGGATGAAATATGCGCGGCAGCAACAAAATTAAAAGACTGGGTTGTTGAAAAAACTCGTGAATTGTCAGAATCAGCAACACGTACATTAAGCAATTTGAAAGAAAAGATAGCTAATGTTTGGAATATTATTAAAACATCAACGTCTACTACTTGGAACTCAATCAAAAAGACTCTTTCTGGCCTTTGGAACTCTCTTAAATCCACAGCCAGCACAGTATTTAATGCAATTAAAACTAAAGTTGTAGGCGTATGGGACAGCGTAAAGAACAAGACATCCCGAACATGGGAAAACGTAGCTACGTTTGTGTCTAATAAAGTAGAAGCGATAAAAAATGCTATCACTAATAAGTTTAATGCCGCCAGAGATGCAGTCAAATCTGCATTTGAAGGTATTGTGAATTTTATTAAAGCCCCGATTAATCAGGCAATCAGCATTGTTAATGATGCAATTGGAAAGATCAATAATGCAATTGGCGGAATTGAATCTGCATTTTCTTTCGGGCCTTGGACTATTCAGACACCGTGGGGATCAAAGACTATTGGATTTCACGCAACATTTCCACGTGTCGAAACTCTTCCATATCTAGCCAGTGGTGCAGTTATTCCGCCACGAGGTGAATTCCTTGCGGTATTAGGCGACCAGAAGAAAGGCAATAACCTGGAAGCACCGGAAAGCCTGTTACGTCAGATCGTCCGGGAAGAATCAGGAAAAGGACAGGGAGACGGAAATACCTACAATGTTACAGTTAATGCATCTGGCAGAAAACTGTTAGATATTATTATCAGTGAAGCTGAAATGAGAAGAAACCGGAATGGGAAGAACCCATTTGAGTTAGCGTAAGGAGAAGAATATGCCGCAGGAACAATTTAAAATAGACAACGTTGTTATAAGAGCACCGGATAGTTACAAACCGGTGTTCGCAACCACTTCTACGGAAGACTCTAAAAGAAGTCAGGATTTGATTATGCACAATACGCCAATGGGGACAATTGGTGGGTATGACATGCAATGGGGCGAGCTTACATGGGCTGAAATAGCAACCATACTAAATACTGTACTTAACAAAAGTCAATTCACATTCCACCATAAAGACCCAACTGTTCCGGGAAGATGGATAGACAGAACATTCTACGCATCAAATTTCAACATGGCTGCGCAAACCCTGAAAGACGGGGAAGAAAAGTGGACAGATTTGTCTATCAATGTAAGGAGGATTGAGCCGATTTGATAAATGTATCTACTCAGTTGAAGAAAGAATCTCTTACAAACAGAAATTATTACGTGACAGCAAATGTTACATTGTCAAATGGTACAACTCTTAAGCTAGGCAAAAAAGACTTTTATCTGTCTGGAAATAGTCTCGTAGATTCAGCAGACTCTGGGGACTTCCCGGTGGGTGTAGCAATAGAAAAAACGGCAAGTTTATCATTGGTAAATGATGACGGGCGCTTTGACGGATATAATTTTAACGCCGCAAGGTTTGCTATCTTTCTCAATGTGCAGTTATCCGACAGGATAGAAGCTATAAAGAGAGGTACTTACATTGTGTCGAAAAAGCCTGCAACGGCGAGCGAAATAAGTCTTTCTCTCTTAGATAAAATGCACAATGCTGATAAGACATATGATTCTAACCTGTCTTTTCCTTGTACAGTCAAGGAACTGCTCTCAGAATGCTGCCAGCAATGTGGAATCACTCTTGGAGATGCAGTGTTTCCAAATGCGGATTTTCAGATTCAGAAAGCGCCATCTAATGCGACATACCGTACAATAATCGGAATGTGTGCCGGGATAGCCGGTGGAAATGCAAGAATCGACGAAAATGACTTACTCAGGATTATTACGTTTGATAAGACATTTACCAATACGACTATTTACGATGGTGGAGCAGTAAAGAACTGGACAAATGGTGATGATCTGGATGGCGGCACGCTTAATCCATGGACAATGGGGACTGTGATTGATGGTGGTACGTTAAGCAATAACGATTATCACGCGTTATTTTCAATTCAGAATCTACAATATGACGTAGACGATGTTATTGTAACAGGTGTCAAATATGTAGAAGATGAGACCGAATATATGTCAGGCCAGGACGGCTATGTGATTACTATTGACAATCAGCTATTGTCGGGCAATGCACAGGCAGGAGTCGAAGCTATTGGAAATCAATTAATCGGTTTGCGAATGCGTCCTTTCTCATGTGACGGAATTGCCAACGGATACGCCACTTTCGGCGATCCAGTCGAATTTATTGACACAAAGAATCGTGTTTTTAGATCATTTGCAACTAATGTAGAATTTGTGTTTGGTGGCTCAACATCATGGAACTGTGGCGCAAAGAGTGCTGAAGAAGATGCAAGCGAGTTTATTGGTGGACAGCAGGCAGTGGTAGAACAAGCAAAAAAAGACACAGAGAAAAAGCTATCTGCATATGACGTAAAGCTCAAACAGATGAATGAACTTGCAGCGAACACGCTGGGTTTCTTCTATACAGAGGAAGCACAAGAAGATGGTTCCGTAATTACGTACCGGCATGATAAGCCTACACTTGCTGATTCTAAAGTAATTTATAAAACAAGTGCTGATGGATTCTTCTTGTCAGTAGACGGCGGTCAGACATGGAAAGCCGGCTTTGATAGTAATGGAGATGCCGTTCTGAATATTCTCTATGCCATCGGTATTCAATCAGAATGGATTAACACGAGAGGTTTTACAGCAAAAGACAATAATGGGAATACGACATTAAGAATAGATGCCAACACAGGCGCTGTCACATTAGAGGTTGAAAACTTTACACTGAAAAGTAGAACTATTGAACAGATTGCCAAGGACGTTGTGGATGGGTCAGTTCGTAATGTGACTATCCCGAACTATTATGGCACGTATACACCAACATTGCAGAATTATCCGGCATCTGAGTGGAAAAGTGAAGAATATGAAAAGCATGACGGCTCGATATTCATGAACTTCTCTACAAGCCAGGTATATATGTTTTCTGGGACTGATGGCGCTTGGCGGGAACTGGACGCTGAAAAAATTGTCAATTTTGAAAGAGTTTTTAACGCTTTAACGGATAACGGTAAGCAAGAGGGAATTTATATGCAGAACGGACATCTGTATATAAATGCTTCCTATATTAAGTCCGGCCAGATTTCAGCTGATTTAATTAGCTTGAAAAACATTAATGTTACAAACAGTTCTGGAACATCAACATTTGCGATTGATAACTACGGAAATGTTACGCTCAGACCTGATACATTTGTATTAACAAATGGTGATACAATATATAGTGTTGCGGAAGACAAAGCTTCGACAGCGCTATCAAGTGCAAACAGCTATACAGATAAAGTGCTCAGTGATCTCGACATAGGAAAAATGTCCAAGCAAGAGATTATTAATGTGCTAAGCGATAACAGCAGCAATAAAGGCCTGTATCTATCAAATGGCAATGTGTACATGAATGCCGATTATATTAACACAGGCGAATTAGCAGGATGGAAAGTTGGAATTAAAAAGCTTTCAGCAAGTGGCACGTATGGAGAAGTAATACTAGATGCTTCAACTGGAGAGATCTATTCAGAGACGAATACAGGAATATATGTACCGGGGTACGGCACGTTGTATGGAACACGAATTAGAGGAATCAATCTTTATACAGGAACCGTACACGCAAGCTCAGCCTCGATTGATACTAGTGTTTCGGCGGGCAGCGTTTCGACATCAAAAAAAGTTGAAGTAGGTACACATGTAGAAGCCAGTGGACATTTCTACAGTGCAGGTACGGGGACAGACCTTGCGGATTTAAGTGTCCGAGGGACAAAGAAGAGGATTTTTCCAACAAAAAACTATGGTACACAGGCGTTTTATTGCTACGAAATGGCATCCCCCATGTTTGGAGACATCGGAGAAGCATCCATATCAGAAGACGGCACATGTCTGATAGACATAGATGACATATTCCAAGAATCTACTAATGTAAGGATTGAATATTATGTGTTCTTGCAAAAGGAAGGAGATGGAGATTGTTGGGTAGACCAAAAAGAACAGACATATTTCACTGTAAAAGGTACTCCGGGGCTTAAATTTGCATTTGAAGTCAAAGCGCGTCAAGCTGACTATGAACACATGCGTTTTGCTGATGCAAGTGAAACAGCTTACGATAGGGCAATAGACACAGACATGCCAGAGCCAGACTACAGTAAAAGCCTTGAAATATCAGAACCCGATTACGAAAAAGAGCTTCTTAATAACAGGAAAAAAATTATTGACGAAATGGAGGAAATATCATGAAAAAAATTCTTACAAGTTTTATGAATCTCAGCACTGGAGAAGGAAGTCGCATTGCTTACACCTATTCAGAAGTAGACGAAAGCACAGGAAGTATCATCAGTCAGAACAATAAAGGCAATTTTCTCGTGATGGATGACAGCGTGCAGAAAAATCTTGATTCTGTAAAGAATTACATAAGGAATAATTTCCTTTTATAAGGAGGTAAGTCTAATATGGCCAATACATACACAATACAATTCCGGCGCGGTATGTACTCCGATTTTGATACGTCGAAAATTCGTCCCGGAGAGCCCGTTGCGATTCTTGGCAATGACCCGTCCGTTCCATCTGGTAAAGCCTTATACATTGCATTTGCGGCTAATGATGTAAGGCGGTTGTGTTCCATTGAGGACATTTCAGAGATGGTTAATGCCGGAGAATTCGTTGGTCCACAGGGTCCCAAAGGCGAAAAAGGAGATAAAGGCGCAGATGGTACCGTAACATTTGAATCGTTGACTCCTGAGCAGAAAGAATCACTAAGGGGCATCTCTATCACAGCAGTCAGTATTGACACAGATGGAAATTTGACAATAACATTTTCAGATGGTGATAGTGAAAATGTTGGGAATATTATGGGACCTCAAGGAGTGCAAGGCCCAAAAGGTGAAAAAGGAGACGTTGGTCCGCAAGGCCCGCGAGGAGAAAAGGGCGAACAAGGAAACGACGGAACGTCTCTTAATGTCCTTGGCACAAAAGAATCTGAGACAGACCTCCCCCTGAGTGCAGAGAAGAACGATGCATATTTAATAGACGGAGAAATGTGGGTTTTCGACGGCGCGAATTGGAACAATGCTGGCAAGATTCAGGGGCCGCAGGGGCCAGTTGGTCCGCAAGGTCCAAAGGGTGACCCAGGGCCACAGGGTGTAAAAGGAGACCCCGGAGAAAAAGGAGAGCAGGGAGTACAGGGCCTAAAAGGCGATACTGGGCCGCAAGGTGAACAAGGTCCAGTTGGTCCAAAAGGTGAGCAAGGAGATACTGGTGCGCGAGGAATCACATTCACTCCTGTTGTAGACAGCGAAGGAAACATAAGCTGGAGTAATGACGGAGGACTTGAAAACCCCCAGACAGTAAATATTACCGGGCCGCAAGGCGATACGGGTGCAAAAGGAGATACTGGACCGCAAGGAGAAAAGGGCACTACATTCATTCCAAGTGTAGACACTGATGGAAACATAAGCTGGAGCAACACAGATGGAATCGCCAATCCCGAAACAGTAAACATCAAAGGGCCAAAAGGGGACAAGGGGAGTGATGCGACTGTCCCAATTGCTACAATTGAAATTCTCGGTAAGGTTAAGCCTGACGGCAAGACAACATTCATAGATGAAGACGGAACACTCCACGCAAAAGGCGGTGGCACAACCGTTACTCCCAAGCCCGTAAACAACCCAACGATTGAGAACTTAAATGCATCTGTCACAATTAAATGGCAAGACCCTGAAAACACGGTAATTAGTGGTTCAACATTCTCTACATGGGCTGGCACAAAACTTGTAATGAAAGAAACGGGCTATCCTGCAAATCCAGATGACGGAACGCTTGTGGTTGATAATGCAATTCGAGATAAATACAAAACCACAGGCTATACAGTCACAGGGCTGACAAACGGCAAACAATATTACTTTACACTGTTTCCATATTCTACAGATGGTGTATACAACTACGATGCAGGAAACAGACTTCTCGGCGAACCAAAAGAGGATTTGAAGATTGTCGCATTTGCCGACGGAACAGACGCAGAGATTGAAAAGATGATTGAAGCGCACTACGCAGGCAAAATCAACATTAGCGACTATTGGGCGGTCGGCGACAAGAGAACCATCCATCACAATGCCATGGATGCAACTGGCGTAAGTGAGTCACACAGAGCGAATGATTATGCCTATGTAATTATCGGAATCGAACATGATGACTTAGTGACTGCTATCAATGGCAAGACTAAAGCCGCTATTACAATTCAGACAGAACGTATGTTGTATTTAGACACTACGACAGAATATAACACCTCCTATAATGTATCACATGAATGTGGTTATATAAACGGTTCAAGTACAAATAGTGGTGGTTGGGAAGGCTGTACAAGACGTACGTGGTGCAATAATGTGTACAAGAAATGTTTGCCTACTTATATTCAGAATATGATGAAGCAGGTCAAGAAGTTGGCATCTGTAGGAAGCCGTAGCAGTACGATTAAAGTCTCAAATGACTATGCATTTTTACCTTCTGAAATTGAGGTTTTTGGCAGTATAAAGTATTCTTTCGCAGGCGAGGGAGAACAGTATCAGTACTTTAAGAACGCAACTGCTAATAGATATAAGAAACCGTACTTTAGCAGTAATTTCGTGTCTGGCCGCTATTGGGAACGTTCGCCTTACTCCAGCAGCGGAAACAAATTCTGTCATGTGGACATGGACGGGGAATCGTACTACAGCGACGTCAGCTACGCTCTTGGTGTTGCCCCCTGCTTATGCATCTAAAATCCTAGCAAAACCCATCTACCGCCGTAAGGCGGTTAAAAGGATTTGCGGTACTATTTTTAATCAAAGGAGATGATAATTGTGGATAAAAAAGAAATTGCAAATATCTACAAAGCCATCAATCGAGTTTCAAACAGGCTGAATGAGATGTCTGAAAAGCTTGACTCGGTGATGCGGATGCTTAATGCGGAATCTAATCGTAAAATTCTGATTAATGGTGATGGTATTGACGGTCTAGCTGAACTTGTATCAACGCATGATTCGGCACTTGATGAACTGGCTACTTTAGTTGCAACAATCAGAGGTGAGAATAATGGTTAAATTTTACGAAGAAAGAGTTATTAATGAATTGAAAAAATGGACAGATGTTCCCGAGTTGTGGAATAAGAAGGTAATTGAAAGGCTTCAAAAGGATGGCTATGTACTGAATGAGGACGGGACAGTAACAGAATCAAAACCAGGGATAGTGAAATAAAATACGTGCAAGGGAGAAAATATGGAAATTAAAGGAATTGACGTATCATCTTATCAGAGTAAGCCAGACTGGGCGAAAGTATCGAATTCTGAAATTAAGTTTGCAATATTGAGAATCCATCAAAAATCTGGAACTGATTCCTCTTTTGAGCATAACTACAAAGGATGCAAGTCAAATGGAATCCTTGTCGGCGGATATAAATACAGTTACGCTCTGACACCGGCACAGGCAATTGATGAAGCTGAGAGCGTAATTTCTGTTCTTGGCGGACGCGGAATGGACTTTCCAATCTTCTACGACCTTGAATGGAGTCAGCAGAGAAACCTTGGAAAACAGGCGATTGAGAATATTGCAGTAGCATTTCTGACCAGAATCAAAAAAGCCGGTTATAAGGTCGGTATCTACTGCAATCTTGATTGGTACAATAACGTTCTGTCAGACACCCTGAAAAAGTACGATTGCTGGATTGCTCGTTATCCGGCTAGTGATAATGGCTCTGTACAGGAAAGATTGCGTCCATCTGTTGGTGTAGGCTGGCAGTATTCCAGTAGAGGAAAAGTATCCGGCATTAGTGGTAACGTTGACATGGATGTATTCTATAAGGATTACAAAGAGGAGGTTTCTGCAATGGATAAAGCTATTGAAAAAGTGATTCTCATTGCAAAAAATGAGATTGGATACCTTGAAAAGAAGAGCAATAGTCAGCTCGACAGTAAGACTGCAAACGCCGGTTCGAACAACTATACGAAGTATTGGCGAGACATTAAGCCATCATATCAAGGACAGCCTTGGTGCGCAGCATTCGTGAGTTGGTGTTTTATGGAAGCATTCGGACAGGAAAAAGCAAAAAAACTGTTGAAGCACTGGCCCTATGTTTACTGCCCAACACTTGGTAATCTGTTTACAAGGAACGCTAATCCAAAGATCGGTGATATTGTAATTTTTTATCATAATGGAACTTTCACCCATACCGGCATCGTAACGGCTGTAATCGGAGACAGGTTCTATACCATCGAGGGAAATACTTCTGGCGCATCTGGAATTATTGCAAATGGCGGCGGTGTCTGCGCAAAGAGTTATCTTAACAGCCAGATGCCCGGAACTAAGTTCTGTACACCAGATTATAGTATTGCATCTGTACCCGCAAAATCTGAAAATGCATTGCCTAATACCGCACAAGCAGGAGAGAAATATATGTTTAATCCAGAAACAGTAAAAGCAGGAGACAAAAATACATCTGTGCTTCTCTTACAGGAAATATTAAGAGCCAGAGGCTTTAAAGGCAAAAACGGCAAAGCCCTGAAACTTACATGGACAGCAGATGCAAACACGATTTACGCTCTGAAAGCTTATCAAGAATCTAGGAAAGATGTTCTGGAAGTGGACGGAGTCTGTGGACCCGTCACATGGAAAGATTTGATTGCCATATAAAAACATCCCGGGGTTAATTCCCCGGGAACTTTATTTATAAACATATTTTGTATCATTTCGGAAGTTTTAGACTGTTATCGTTAGTCACACGTTAGTCACAAATAAAAATATTGTTTCCTAATATAATAGTGCCAAAAACACTGTATTTACAGGCATTTGCGCAATTTTCTAAATTCTATTTGTTAGTCACAATCAATAAAATTAGAATAATGAAAATGAAATGTGGGAAATCCTTGCAAAATCGCTGAAAACGTTGATTTTAATAGGGTTTCCGGCATTTCGATAATGATATTTCGGTTGTTTTAGAAAGATTAAAATAGGTTCCGTTAGTCACAGTTAGTCACAAATGGAACTTTTATCTTTTCTATTTCTGTCCGAAGTTCTTCCAGTGTCCTGTGGCCGTACACAGCATTTGTAACATCTCCGCCAAAGGAATGGCCGAGCATTCGTTTTCGGTCATTTTCACGAACACCATATTTTTCACATAACATGGAAAAAGTATGGCGACAGTCATGTGGCGTGTGTTTCGGATTGCCGACTATTCCTAAGCGTTTCAGTGTAGGATAGAACAACGCTTTTCTGTGATGCTGCTGAGTATATACGCATAGCTTTCCGTCTTGTGTCAGCACTTTCTGTTCGGCAAAATGATATACAGCAGGATGTATCGGGACAATTCTGTTTTTACCGGCTTTTGTTTTAATTCCACCTTGAAAGTATCTTTCTTCTAAGTTGGTCGTAAGTTTTAGCACTTCCCCGATTCTCCAACCAGAGTAACACATGATAAGAATGAGCTGTACTTCTGGATCGTCGGTATTATTCCACAGTACCTGCATCTCCTGATCAGAAAATGGTGTTCCATGTTCGGTGTCATTATCAGCATTGACATGGACATATAACGCCTTATTTTCCGTTACAATTTCTGAGTATACGGCATATTTGTACATCTGCTTGAATAGAGTTAAAATAGCCATCTGGCTTTGCTTTTTCAGCTTGCAATCATCAATAACCTTTTGCATATCAGGAGCCTTTAAATCTTCGAATATGCGATTGTGCAGAACGGTGCAGTTCGTGTAAGCCGTCCGATATGCTTCCTTTGAACTGTATGACAGTTTTGTCCCATTTGGGAACTTCCACGCATAAAACTGTTTATATACCTCTGAGAACGTCAATTTCTTGATTTCCGGGTGCTTATCCTCTACACCCTTGATTGTATTGTAGTCGGCAATCAAGCGGCTTATAAGAGTATCTATGTCGGTTGTGGGGGATACCTCAAGAGTCCGCTCCATGCCTGGTTGATACGTGCCGGCTTTGTAAGCTGTCAGGACAGTAAAGCCTTTTATCCAGTCATCCACGTAGCAGATCGCCGGCGGACGTTTTAGCTTGCCAGTATCGTCCGGTGTAGCTGGTGGATGCACTGCGAAACAGTTTCTCCGGTTCTTGCCAAGATACCGGATAGAGCCGAAGTTATTTGGCAACTTTGGATATTTCTTTCTTTTCTTCGCCATTTTTATTCCTCTTTTCTTTATGTAGCTGCTTTAGGTATAAAAATAACAGCCGAACAAATTTTCTGGGTTGTTCGACTGCTCCGAAGATGATACAATATGTTTGCCAGAATATTACATTTCTTCGGAGATGTATAAACGCCGTCCCGGTACGCCAATGCCGGGGCGGTTTTTATTTTATTCTATTTCTTCAATATCAAGAGAATATCCAAGAACTTCTCCAACGTCTGTGCATTTTCCTTTTAAAGTAACGGTGTCGCCCTTTGACATAGATGCTATTTTAGATTTTTGATCGTCGCTCTTGATGTAACACTGGACTCCAATAATCTCAAAATCTCCATCAGCCATAAGGTCAATATATTTTCCGGCTGCATCAATGTTACTGAGCTTTCCGGTGATCTCAAGATGTTTGCCTTTGTATTTATCAGATGCACCCATTGCATTACTGTCAAGATCAGACATCATATCATTGACTGATACGGCTGTATATTCAATTGGTGTAGGTGTATCAACTTCTTTTGTAGATTCCGTCTTTGCAGATGTGCTGGAAGTGGATGTAGTACCTGAATCCGAATTTCCGCCAACGGCACCGATAACACCAACGGCGACAACCGCTAAAACTACCCATTTAAGTTTTCCACCTTTTTTCTTGCTCATAGAATTGCTCCTCCTAATAGCTTTATTCGCCACGCTTCGCACTTTTTATGCGGATTATGTATTTTGTACCGCTGATTTTGCAACATTATGTAAAGTACGGTTATATGTGGTATTTTTATTTTATCATTTTAAGAGCATATTGTAAAGATTTAGAACGAAATAGAGTGATTTAGATGAAAAAGAAATGTTTTTTTCTATAAAATAGTGAGAGTTCATGTATATCATTGGCAGTTGCCAAGAGTCGGAATAGATGGTATAATAGCAAAAACGAACTAATGTTCGGTTCTATTTCCCACAGCCGAACATATACTGTAGTGTAGGTGGTAGTTATGACAGGGAGGGTTATTATGGATTATAAGAAAGAGATTATTGAGATGATACAGAAAATACATAGTGAATCAATGATAAAATTTATTTACGGGTGTGTAAAAAGGGCTTATAAGGAAGAAAGGGCAGGAAAATGATTCCTACCCTTGTGCTTTAGAAAATAAACTTCTCAAAAAAATCACATAACAAATCTTTTTTATCGGGCGGCAGATTATCGTATTCAAGAATGATTCTTTTGAAACGAGGGTCTGACTGCTCGATTTTTGTAACTACATCTCCAAATTCAATATCAGGGTCTTGATTCTCTTTTAAATCTGTCAAATCTGACATTCTTATTCGGAAATAATCGGCTAAGGCTCTAATCTTTCCGGTTCCCGGCATCGAATTGCCTTTGCACCACATATTAAATGTAGATGCGTTTGTTCCAATGGCTTCAGCGATTTCCTTTTGCTGTTTCCCACTTCTTGAAATGTACTTATTAAGATTATTCGAGAAGATCTTTTTCTGCTCTTCAGTTGTCATGGTCGTCATGATTCTTTTCCTCCTTACATTTTGTATTGTACATCATATTTATAAAAAATTCAATAGTTAATTCAATTATTTTGAATTTTGGTGTTGACAATTCAATACAGTTGAATTATAATAAGCTCAGAAGTTAAGAAAGGAGATGAGCAAATGCCAAAAATTTCATTAGAAGCTGTTCGAGTAAACGCAGGATGCAATCAGAAAGAATGGGCTGAAATATTCGGTATTTCCAATGCAACTGTAGTTAATTGGGAAAAAGGAAAAACAGAGCCGACATTATCACAGCTCAGAAAAATGAGTGAGCTTTCTGGAATTCCTATGGACTTTATTTTTGTGCCAAATAACTTCAATTAAATTGAATTAGAAAGGAGCATAAATGGACGCATTACAATTTAATAAAGCCGTCAGTCAGCACTGCAAAGAATCTGGTGGAGACTGTTGCAAATGTGACCTTCGGCTTTACTGTTACCTATCGCCAAGTGAGCGACCAGATGAGTTAGTGAGCCTGGTTATTGATTTTTTACATAACCACATTGAAAACCATGGTCATTATACCCATCACAGTGCGGCTTCATTTCCGTGTATTGATGATATGGACATGAGCACCGCAGTAGGCGGCGACCGCTATCAGAAACCTCATACTCTTCATAAACAGTCACGTGTTTGTGAATCTTGTGGCAATGATACAGTCGTGTAATTGTTTCAACCATATAATTCCCCTTTCGTTATACTCGGCATGTCGGTGCCTGTAAATGCATTATAGGTAGAGGGGAAAGGAAATACAATAGGTTGAATAAAAATCGTATTAAGAGATAAAAGCAAAGTAAGGAGGTAAAAAATATGAAACGCCATCCGATTATGGAATATGTGATTCCAGCAATTGTAGCAAGTGTGGCAACAGTTTTAATCCGTTTAGCACTAGGGTGGTAAGAATCGAAACAATAAATCGGTTGAGATACACAATATCACCTCCCGTCTACTGGGAGTATACCACAAGAAAGGAGACTTATGAACGAATTACAGATTTTTAATTCAGGGGAGTTCGGAGAAATTCGAACAATAGAAATTGACGGGAAACCGTATTTTGTCGGAACTGATGTTGCAAAAGCTCTTGGATACAACAATCCCAGAGATGCCGTATCAAGGCATTGCAAGGGAGTCGTAAAACACGACACCCCTACATCTAGTGGAATTCAGTTAATGTCATACATAAATGAGGGAGATTTGTACCGCTTGATTATGAAATCGAAACTTCCATCAGCAGAGAAATTCGAATCATGGGTTATGGATGAAGTTCTTCCGACAATCAGAAAGACAGGCTCATACCGGAAACCACTGACGACAGTTGAACAGATACAGGTTATTGCGACAGGATTCTTAGATCACGAAGAACGGCTTAACAGACTTGAAAACACCATGACTATTGACTATGCACAGCAGGAAGCTATTAGGGACTTAGTGTCAAGTGTCGTAATTGCTCACCTTGGTGGGAAAGAATCAAATGCTTACAAGGAAATTGGCAAGAAAGTATTCGCTGAATGCAACAGGGATATAAAGACTTACTTCACAGTAAATGCCCGCAATAACATTCCTAAGCTGAGATTTGAAGAATCTATGGAATATGTCAGAAATTGGCATCCATGCACCAATACAGTAATGATGATACGTGACTGTAACGCTCAAATGAGTATCAGTTAGAAAAGAGGTTTATATGAGCGCAGTTGATAATTACGTAGAGCAGAATGCACAGATTCATCAGTTCGCCGCAGAGGTTGCGAGAATTATATCAGGCATTCCACAGATGCCGGAGTTCTCATCAGAGAGTATGAGCGTATCTGATGCGAGCCAATTGATTGGACTTCCTGTAACAGCAATCCGGGCAGGGATTGTGTATGGGTGGTTGCCGATTGGCGTGGCTGTACAGAATAATAAGCCAGCAAAAAGTCTTTCCGGCGGACGAATTACTTACATTATAAGTCCCAGAAAGGTTTATGAAGTAACTGGTCATGTCTGGAAAGGCAAAGAGGCTCTCAATAAGTGAGTGCCCCGGAGGGAGCCGACACCTCCGCCCCGGAGCTTTGCACCCACTAAAGTACCTTAGTGGATAGATACATTATAGTTCTCTATCTGCTAATTGTAAAGACAAATAAGAAAAAATAAGGAGAAATTAGCTAGATATGAGTGAAATTAAAAACGAAAGCCAGCTCACATGGGCTGACATCGAAGTAGCACTTGCGACTGAAATTGTCGAAGAAAGCAAGAAGAAGTCAAAAAGATGGTTCACAGCATGGATTGTAACAGCCGCCGCACTGGTAGCGAGCAACCTTGCGTGGATTCTGGGAGAAATGAAATGAAAGAATATATGCTAATTGCTGTTTGTATGCTTGCCGGGAAATATGTGGATATACCTATCTGGCTGAACATCTTTTTCGGTATCTCGGCAGCATGGGCAGTACGCCAGATGGAAGCAGACTGGCAGTAGGAAATAAGGAGGATAAGAAGATGTTCGAGAAAGAGATTGATGAAATTTACGAACTCTGTAAAAGAGTTGTGAATGAAGTTCCGACAGTAAGTGTCGAATTCAGTTATTCAATTTATGGCATGAGAGTATGTGGGCTTAAAAGAAAAGAAGATGCTTGCCTTCCAAAAGACGTGTTTAAGTGGGATTTGTACCAAAACGTATCTTTTAACCCATTTTATGAGAAAGAAAGTCGTGAAAGTCTCAGAATAATCAAAGCTTTCTTGTTGGAACTTCTGATAGATGGGAAGTGTCCGAATGAGTAAACAGATAGCGATTATGAAACTTCTTCCCAGTCTGGAGATAGCAGGATGTATTAATGAGCTGCTCAGAGAACTTCAATCCAGAGGGGATCACATTTTGGACTATGAGAACTGCGATATGTCTCTGGACCATGTGGAATATCACAAGGCTGAAGGCATCGATGGAGAGAAGTTCGGAGATGCTTCAGACAACCTGTACTGCTTTTTCAAGGCGGTGTGAACATGGATGAGAGGATTAATGAGGTTCTGAGATTGATTGATATACAGCTTGCCACAGTCCCGGATAACCCCATTGAAGAATCATACAAGGCAAGAATGCTAGCAAACTATGTACAGGCTTTAAATGGGCTTTTAACGGCTCAGAAATCGTATAAGGAGGAAACGAATGAGTGAATTTGAAATCCGTATTCCAGCAAGAAAGAAACAACTGGTAACCGGAAAAGACAATCAGGTTGTAAAGGTTTCATCAGACGCATACAACGCACTGGTTGAAATCTATAACGAATCAACCTTATCAATGAAAGATATTGCAAGCTTGCTGATTATCGAGGGCAGTAAACATGTGGTTTATGACAAGGAGGAATAGCAATGGCAACACCCGTATTAATTATTGGAAAATCTGGTTCTGGCAAGAGTACCAGTCTTAGGAACTGCCAGAATGAACACTGGAATCTTATTAGAGTATTGAATAAACCGCTTCCGTTTAAAGGAAAGATTGACGGATGGTTTACAGATGATTACCAGCAGGTAATGAAGTGCCTGATCGCATCAAAAGCAGAGTCTATCGTAATTGATGATGCAGGGTATCTTATCACGAATCATTTTATGAAGGGACACGCTTCTGCTGGAAAAGGCAATGCAGTGTTCGCTCTGTACAATGATATTGGAGACTATTTCTGGAATCTTATCCAGTTCATTGTAACAAAAGTACCGCAGAATAAAATTGTTTACCTTATGATGCATGAAGAAAAAGACGATTCCGGGGAAGTAAAGCCTAAGACAATTGGTAAGCTTCTGGACGAAAAAGTTTGCATCGAGGGCATGTTTACTATCGTTCTTCGCTGCATTGAAGAGAGTGGAAAACACTTATTTGTCACTCAGTCCAGTCAGGGAGCGGTAAGTAAATCCCCGATTGGAATGTTTGACAGTTTGACTATTGATAACGACCTTGCAGAAGTTGACAAGGTTATCAGGGATTATTATGAATTAGGAGGAACAGATAATGCAGAAACCAAATAATTACGATACTACACAGGCAGCAGGAGAATTTGAACCAATTAAGCTCGGTGGCCATAAGATGGTAATTAAGCAGGTATCAGAGAAAGAATCCCAAGGCGGACTTGATATGCTCATTATCTTGTTTGATTTTGCAGAAGGAGACGAACAGGCCGGCTATTTCATGAAACAGTTTGAGAACGATATCCGTCCAGACAAGAAATATCCGAATGCAGGTACTAATTACATGGTTATTGATGAGGGTGTAGATTATGGTGTCCGTAACCTTAAAACATTTATCACATGCGTAGAAAAATCAAATCCGGGATTTGCCGTTAAGTGGGGCGATAACTTCGGGCAGCAGTTTAAAGGAAAGCTGATCGGTGGAATCTTCCGTCTTGAAAAAGACTGGTACGATAACAAAGAAGTAAAACGTCACAAGCTTGCATGGTTCCGAAGTATTGAGGGAATTAAGGATGCAGATATCCCAGAAGAGCGTACCACAAAAGCCTATGACGATCATCTGAAAGAAGAAGCTATCATGGGAGCAAATCCGTCAGGTACGGACTTCATGAGTATTCCAGACAGCGTGGCAGATGATGTCCTTCCGTTCAATTAAAAGGATGTGTTTTTAATGGTTATACAAGCGGACACAAGAGAACACAAAAAGGAATGGGAACGGATTCAAAAACAGTTTGATGACATTGGAGTACAGTATTTCAGATCAAAGTTATATTGTGGAGATTATCAGTCGCTTGACAACGCAAAGCTCTGTATTGACCGTAAGAAGGATTTACAAGAGCTTTGTGGAAATGTCTGCCAGCAACACGAAAGATTCAAGGCAGAACTTATCAGGGCACGTGAAGCCGGTATTCAGCTGATTATCCTATGTGAACATGGACCAGATATTAAATCAGTTGGCGATGTGTATTTTTGGGAGAACCCAAGGAAACACAAAGTTATCTGGAGGACGATAAACGGCAAAAAAGTAAAGACTGTAATCTCTGACAAGGCTGTTGATGGCTGCCAGTTGTATAAATCTCTCTGCACAATCAGAGATAGATACGGAGTCCGATTTGAATTCTGCACGAAAGAAGAAACTGGGTGGCGGATCGTGGAGCTGCTGTCATGACTAAGGGAGAAATCAAACAGTCAGTAAAAATGCCAGAAATTCTCTCCAGGTACGGGCTAAGGCCGAATAGAGCAGGATTTATATGTTGCCCTTTTCACAAGGAAAAGTCAGCATCCTGCAAAATCTACGATGATTCCTTTTACTGTTTCGGCTGTGGAACTGGCGGTGATGTGTTTGATTTTGTGATGCAATACGAATCCGTCCCTTTTAGTACGGCGTTTATTGAGCTGGGTGGCACTTATATATCAAAAAAAGGTAAAAGCCGCAACCAGATCAGACATGAAATGCGAGATATTAAATCAAAAAAACACAACCCTGTTCAGGATCCTAATGAGATTGAGCAGGTAGAAAAGAACATACTTATGTACGAAACAGCACTAAAAACGTTCCCTCCTGATTCAGAAGAGTGGTATATGTGCCAGTTTAATCTTGAGAAAGAAAAAAGCAGATACGAAATGTTATCAGCTAAGTCAGGAGGTGAGAAAAATTCTTGAAAATATTGAAAACTTACAGGCACAAGACTTTATGGAAAAGCAGTTGTATGAAGAGCTTTTTTCAGTAAAAAGTAAAATTGACCGCTCAGAAATCAAGTTTAAGCTGATGGACCGGGCAAAAAGTGTGAAAGCGAAGCATATAGCAGAAGAGTTCATAAAGGAATTCCAGAAAGCAGAACAGGAAAAGGAAAAAGAAGAAAAAGTAAATCGTTCTATGCAGTTAGTTGAAAACATCACAAACTTTTATCCTGATTCTGTTGATAAGGAATATCCTAACATGGCTTGTGGTAGCTGGATAGCTACAGAGAACGGAATATTTTCCTCTGAAACATCTAAGGCAAGAGAACTTGTATGTCACCACCCGATCATGCCGATACGTCGTCTAAAAAACATCGAGACAGGAGAGGAACAGATCACGGTGGCTTTTAAAAGGGATGGATATTGGACAGAAATAACTGTTCCAAAAATTGACATTGTGACTTCCAGGGCAATAACTAATCTTGCAAGGTTCGGGGTGCAGGTCAACTCAGAGAATGCAAGGCTTCTCGTAAAGTATCTGGCGGATGTTGAAATGTACAATGCCGATATGATCGACATACAGCACTCTACAAGCAAACTGGGGTGGCATGGTAATACATTTGTCCCTTACGACCTTTCAATCGTTTTTGACGGTGAATACCGCTTTAAAACGCTATTCCAAAGTATACAGGAAAGTGGAGACTACTTCAAGTGGGTGACTCTGGCTAAGCAGCTACGATCATGCGGACGATTGGAACCGCGAATAGCACTGGCAGCATCTTTTGCGAGTGTTCTTATACAGCCGCTTGATGCGCTACCGTTCATCGTAGATTTCTATGGGCAGACAGGAGGCGGAAAGACGGTAACAATCAATATAGCGGCATCGGTTTGGGGGAATCCGGCACCGGGAGCCTACGTTGGGAATTTTCGTTCAACAGATACATCATTGGAGACAAGGGCAGATATGCTCAATAACTTTCCGATGATTCTGGACGACTCGAAGAATGCTTCTCAGTATATCCGGGATAACTACGAAACATTGATTTACAATCTCTGTTCTGGCAAAGGAAAAGCACGTTCAAATAAGGACCTCGGAGCAGCTAAGGAAAATACATGGAGTAATGTGACTATTTGCAACGGTGAGAACCCTATTTCGGAATTTGCAGATTCCGGCGGAGCTATCAACAGAATTATTGAAATTGAATGTTGTGAGGATATTTACGAGAATCCAGCAGAGATTAACGGCATTGTTGTGAAGAACTACGGCTTTGCTGGAAGAGTGTTCGTTGGAAATCTCAAACAGTTCACATCGGATGATCTGAAAGAAATGAAAGCCGAAATTGAGAAAGGTTTTGACGGATATGACTTTCCAGCAAAGCAGGTAATGGCAATATCTACACTTCTGCTGGCTGACAAATTAGCTACAGATTTCATATTTAAGGATGGACGTGAGCTGACGGTCGAGGACGTTGTAGACATACCTACACGCAAGAAAGATGTATCAGAAGGTCAGAGATGCTATGAATTCATTCTTGAAAGTCTCTCAGTGTACGGACAGCACTTTGATGCGCAATTTAGCTGTGATCAGTGGGGATTCAAGGAAACGCCAGATGAATATGGAGATGTATATGTATATTTTTATCCGAAACCTCTTGAAAATCTTTTGAAAAATAATGGATTCTCCAGAAAAGCCTTTTCGGCCTGGGCGATTAATCGAGAGTTAATCAAGCACACAGGAAAAAGAGATACGGTACTAAAAAGAGACGGTGGAAGTGTAATGAGGCTTATTGCGGTAAAGATTGTTGATATAAAAAGTCTTGAAAACGAGCAAGAAAATGAGGTTATTGAAACTGGTTTTCTGCCAGCTGATGCCGAAACAAATGTTCCGTTTTCGTAATTTGTAACCATGTAACCGTTGTAACACGAAAAAAAACATCCTATAGGAGAAAGTTTGAGAGTGTATAAAAAACATATACTCTAGTGATTCTCCTATATAAAAACCTTGGTTACATTGGTTACACGGTTACACACCTCTGAAGCCCACATAAAATAAGGGTTTGTGGCGTAACCAGTGGATTAAAAAAGCCGGTTACACACGGGTTACAAAATTAAAAAGTATATGCAATTAGATTTATTATAACAAAATTAACTGAATATTGCAAAAATATTCAGTTAACATAATTATTACAAGGAGTGGTTACAAAATGAAAAAAGACGATCTCAATAAAAAGCAAAGATATGCATTAGATACAATGCTGTCTGGCAGTAATGTTTTTCTGACAGGTGACGCAGGAACAGGCAAGACAACGGTTATCCAAACGTTCATCGATGAGGTGGAAAAAGCTGGTAAAAATATTCTGGTATCCGCCACTACTGGAATTGCAGCGGATAATATCGGATATGGGGCAACTACCGTACACCGAGCATTGAATATTTCAATTAAATTTGAGGACTATAAGAAAAAGGTGAAATCCAGAGCTGAACTTCTGAAAGAAGCAGATGTTCTTATCATTGATGAAATCAGCATGTGCCGGTTCGATTTGTTCAATATGATTGCAAAGACGATCATCACGGAGAATGAAGAGAGAGCAGTTGACAGACTTCTGATCGGAGAGGACAAAGAAGACATTCAGTTAATCGTGATAGGTGATTTCTACCAGCTTCCGCCAGTTATTACGACAGACGATCGAAAAATTCTCTGTCGGATGTATGGATCTGATTATGGAAAGGGTGGAAAGTATGAACATGGATATGCTTTCATGTCTGAATACTGGAAAGAAATGGGATTTGAATATATCAAACTTGATGAGGTATGCAGGCAGAATGATGAGGGATTTAAGTATGTGCTGAATGATATTAAATATGGCAACAATATTAGAAAATCCATTGCATATCTGGAGAACAACGAATCAGACAAAGTTATACCGGAAGCGCCGTTCTTGGTTGGCACTAATGCAGAAGCTGACAGAATTAACAATACTTTCCTTGGCAAGTTGGATAAAAAGACCGAAAAAGTGTTTCATGCAGCAGTTGACGGCGAGCTAACATCTGCCGATATTAAGAACATTGCATTTGCCAGAGAGGACTTAATTCTTAACATCGGTGCAAAAGTGATGATTACAGTCAATGATTTGTCTGGAAACTACGTTAATGGAACGATTGGCATCATTCAGAAAATTGTGGAAAACGGAGAATTTGAAGAATCTTATCTGGTTATCAAAACTGATAAGGGCAAAACAGTTAGCTTATATAGATACAATAAAGACATTGAGAAACAGGTTATTGAGGAATCCGAACAAGAAAAGGATGGTCGGAAGATCGTGAAAGAGAAGATTGTCCGTAAGAAAGTAGGCTCTTTCTCTCAGTTCCCGGTAAAACTTGCCTGGGCAATCAGCATTCATAAATCACAGGGACAGACATTTGAAAAAATCAACATTGACCCTTGCTGTTGGGATCCTGGACAGTTCTATGTGGCTGTTTCCCGGGCTAAATCAGCTAACGGCATACATTTTATCAGACCGATAAAACAGAGCTATATAAAGGCGTTTAGCAAGGATAACGAGCGACTTCTTGAACAGAGTTTTGAGGTAGAAGAAGGTGCGTAAGTATGAGAGTGACGCATGAGCAGATACCGAACACCATAAAGTTTTTACAGATTGACTTTCCGGCACTGGTCCTCCAGACTGCCGGAATTGAGGCAAAAGATGAATACTGGCAGCAGGTAGTTGAACAGATCCATGTTGTATCTGAAAAATATAACAAAAATGGATTTGTAGATCACATGCTTGTTGCTTATTCGAATTATCTTTCCAAGATGTTTAATAAGGCAAAAGAATTGGAAAAGGAGAATCAAAATGCCGTACAACACAAAGAATAGATACGAACAGGGACAGGCTCTCAGGAAAGAAATTTATATGTATATCGTCAGTTATATTAAACTGGTTGGATATGCACCGTCGATTACAGAGATTTCTGAAAGGGTGGATGCCGGGAGAGCTACGGTCTGGAAGCATATCAATAATCTGGTTGATGATGGTTTGCTCAAGACGAACCACCCCAGTACCGACAGGGCATATACTCCAGTTGGGTACGGAATAAGAAAGATAAACAAGGAGATAAAATGAAACTTTATGACATTGTTGCAGCAGACGGTGAATTTGTAGAGTCCTTGACACAAAGAGAAATCATGAATAAATTCGGACTTACAAAATGCAGATTCCGTACATTCTTGGATAACAGCTATCTGATTGACGGCAAATATTGGATAGATGACTCCGCTGAAGATATGCAGGTGACTAGAAACGGATGCCGGAAGATGTTAAAACAGTTTGATGCTTTAACAGAAAACATAAGGAGGTTTGTTGGATGGGAAGCCTAAAAATCAAGCAGAAAAAGAAAGCATTCATTCCATATACAAATAAACAATCTCATATGTTCGCACAGTCTATCCAGAACTGCCAGAAAGAGTTAAAAGAGATGGAGTTAAAAGCCTTTGATGATGGGTTCGAGGATGGAAAGAACTGGTCTGACGTGCTGAATTTTGTGATTTTGTTCTATGTAATGCACGAATTACATGGATGGGGATGGAAACGTTACATGAAGTCCGTAAAAAGAATTAATAACTACATCAATGATATCAATTCTGGAAAAACATCATTGTCTGAAATGGTTGATGATTTGGAAAAGAAGCATCACATTCAGATTTGTGATGATTATAAGGAGCTGATTGAGAGATATGGAGCGTAAAGCTGCACCGATGATTTATATACAGAATAACGGACAGGTAGCATTTGGGTAAATGAAAGTAGGACGAGAAATGAATATTAAGTTAAAAGAAATCAGCAGAGACGATTTAAAGGTAGGAGATACCGTCGGAATTGCCAGAACGGTGAATTGCGGGTGGTTATCGACGTTCCGACATAGAAAAATTATTCCGGTTAAGATTACAAGAATCACTCCAAAAAGAACCAAGATCGAAACAGATATATATGAAGAACATGGAAAAGGCGAAAAGTTTTACGAATACGATGAAAATGCCAGAAAAGAAAATGAACTTCTGGCTGAAGCTATTGGAAAAGTACTTATGAACAAAATGGTCTTTCAGATGCCAGCGGATAGTGAGGTGGTTGTATGATTACATTCTTATTAGGATTCACCCTTGGAATCATAGTCGGCGTGACCGGACTTGTATGTGTAGCGATCATGTACGACAAGCACCACCCAGACGAATAGAAAGGAGAACGGTATGCTGACAAGGAATAAAAAGCTGAAGGACTACGGTATTCCGGAAGAGGATATTGAAAAACTGAATACGATGCTGAAAGACTTCCCGGCAGAGTACGGATACCTGCTTTCCAGTGCCGCCTTGTCAGCTTGCCCGAAAAACACGGTGATAGCAGATATGGTTATTGAGAATATCTTGCACCGGAAAAGTTACAGGAAAATCAGCAGAGAAAGATATATCCCGATGAATCCGAAGGACTTTTACGGATACAGACGCAAGACCGTCGCTGTACTGTATGAGAGGATGCGGTTGTTGGGAATGTGGGAGGATGAATAAATGCGTTTAATTGATGCAGACAAAATAATTGACTCTCT